TGGTTCTGATGGATTAGAACGACTAATGTCGTTTCTCCACATATCATAAGTGGTTCCAGATGCCCAGGTTACCTTTCTCACAACCTGTGCAACATCACTTGTGCTGATCTTCTTCAGAGCCAGCATTGTATCCCAATAGTCATCCGACTGACTCAGATTGTCCTTTGGAGCAGGAGGATCTGTGTCCCAGTTTGATTGATAATCAGAAGCATTGGGAAGACCAATGAATGTATAATAAGAATTTGATGTTGACTGGACGCCAGCAACAAAATTCTTGGCATTCAAAATACGAAGTTGGTCAGTAATTATTGCTGCCATTGTGAGAAAGTTTTTCTTTATTTAGTGGTGTTTTTAGGTGGTTGTGTAACCGACAAATTTGAGTGGGTTAGCACGACTTACCAATGCCGAAGTCATAATTCCAGAATAACCATTATCACCATAGAAGTTGAAGGATTGTGGATTCGCTCTGTTTTCCAGAGTGATCTTGCCCCAACTAAAGTCACCCATGTAAGGAGCAGTGGTGTAACCAATGCTTCCTGAGTTGTCAACATTCACGAAGATTCTTCTCAGTGTGGTTGTAAATCCAACCAAAGAACCCTCATGGATGATTTGATCATTATTTTCAAAGGATGCAACCTGATAAACACAATCCAAAGCAGTGGTTGCAATTCCGATGTGTGAACCATCAGTTGCTTGTGAAGCAAATGTTCCACCAACTGAGAGGTTTGTGTTCAGGACAACCAGATAATCTCCGGTTGAAATGCCACTTACTGTGACTGCTGTCCCAACCATCAAGGAATCTCTCATAAAGGATCCCTGAGGAATATAAGTATCAAAGTAGAACTGACTCTGTGAACCAGAAGTTGTCGTTCCAACACCGACAATGGTGCCAAAGTCACCTTCATAACTGTAAGCCTCAGCGTCTTCATAAGTGAGGATTGGAGGTTCAATCAGAACTGCAGGTGCCTGAGATGAAATGTAACCACTTCCAGGTGCATCCACAGTGATCGAAGCAACTGTTGAACCACTCAGAACTGCTGTTCCTGTTGCTCTCGTTGTTGTTCCAAGTCCAACTGCGGTTGCGACTGTCACAATTGGTGTAGATGTATATCCAGTTCCAACATTTGTTACGGTGAAAGCAGTAATCGTTCCAGCGGTAGAAACGGTTGCTGTTGCAGCGGCCGCGACCAAATCATCTTGAGATCTAATGATCAGTTTGTTCTGATAAGTTGAGATTCCTGCACCCTCGTTATTCTGATTGAACAGAGGCCTGATGTTCTCAACATAAACAACAGTTGAACCTACACCAACAGTCTTCAGAATTGGAGTTGTTGGGAACAGGTTACCTTCATATTCATCTCTGTCCTTACCAACGGGTTTTCCATTGATAATCTTATCAGTGACTTGACGACACCAAGTAACAGGTCTCAGAAGAGTGTTATCTTGAGTAATTCCACCACCCGTATATGGGTTAGTTTCAACCAGATCACTTGCAATTACTTCAGTTACAATTCTTGGATCTTGATCTAAGGTTTCATCTTGACCTCTAGAAGGATCATTGTTAATTTTCAGATCATCGCCTTCCTTGACATTGGTAACGATTTCAGCGTCAACAACATCAACAAACTCAGTTCCTTTATAGAAAAGAATATCAGAAGAATCACCCAATTGGGGTGCTTCAGAGAAGGTAATTTGACTTCCACCCTCAAAGATGTAAGCGTTTTCTGGTGATTGGAGGACACCATTGATGAATACCAACAGGTTATAATCAATGTTCAAAGGTGATCCAGCTGCTGTCTCAATTGAAGTTGTAACTCCAGCAAGTGTGAGAGGGAACCTCTTTCTAGATCCATCGAACAAAGTGTCAAGTGGATCAAGAACTTGCAGAGAACCAATTGTCCAACCATTAAACGTGTCGTTGTAGATGCTTTCAACTGTCAGCTGGAATTCTTCATAAGTTTTAGTTGTGTCTGTTGGAATTCCAGTGGTTCCACCAATCTCAACAGTTAGAATTTCATCATCACCATAGTTATATCCTGTTTGAGCCAAACTAAAGTCAACAACACTGGAACCTTGACCGACAACAATGTCAACTTTCGCTTCTGTTCCAACTCCAGCAGTTGTGATGCCACTGTAAATTAGAGGAATGTTATTATATGCCAGAGGTGCGTCAATTACAACTGTTGGTGGGTTAGTAGAGGTGTATCCAGTTCCAGGATTTGTGATTGCAATGCTCACGATGTGACCACCACTGATTGCGGCAGTTCCAATGAACTCAAGATTTACAACACCATTACTGTAAGTCTGAACACCAACATTAACAACGGTTTGGATTCCAGAACGATAACCAGAACCAGTTCTACCAATGGCAACAGATGAGATTGTTCCAGCGGTAGAAACAACTGCAGTTCCACCAGCAGCAACCAAAGGTTGGAAACCAAAACCTTGAGTTGAACCAACAGAAATAATTCTTCCTCTCAGTGGAATGTTGGTTTTATTTGGATCATAACCATCTTGGATTCCATTACCTTGGAACGTGATGGTAGTGATTCCACTTCCTTCAGACAGATTGTAAGCGTTAGTTACAGTTGAGGAACTTGGTTGTTGGAAAACACCATTGTAAAGAATGATTCCATTGTAAGTGGAATAACCAACTGTATTATTGGTACTAGATTGAAGTGTGAACTCACTTCTGATTCCAGTAAAGTCCTGTGTGATGTCATCAAAGACATAATTGTTTGTGTAAGTCTCATCAGAAGAATTGACAGGAGCAGTTCTGGTAAATGCTCTTCCTTGGAATGTGGAATGAGTTGTGATTCCAGTCCAATCTCTGTAATTTGGATTGCCAGTTGTTGTGCTCAGAGGAGTCTTACCTTCAGCAGGTCCAACAAAGTTGATTGTGCTTCCAGTAATGTTGTACTGACCAACAAACTTTTGAATTGTTGTTCCAACAACGTGTGGAACTGACAGAGAACCCAACTGACCTCTCAGAACCTGCAAGTCTGTTGGATTATTACCACCAAGACCAGTGACAATCATATATTCATCATCAATCTTAATAACATCATCTGGATAGAAAGAAGTAATTCCTGTTGTTTCCAGAGTTGGTCCAAGGATGACGTTTGCATCCAATCTTGAGAAGATTTGAGTCTCCGAGATTGGAGATTGGATCATATTATCAATAGCAATCAGAACTTTGGTGTTTTGTTTGGTTGATGTGATACTGTGAGATGTTCCAGCACCAACAGAATTAATTACCAGAACATCTGGATTCGCTTTCAATGCATTTTCGGCAGTTGATGCAAACTTCAGTTGATCAGCACCAACTTTAACAACATAAAGGTCCTGAGGAAGAAGATCTGTAGAACCAATTCCAGGAACGGTTGCTGTAACAATTCCAATTGGAGTTGTTTCATAACCATAGAAAACTTGCTCACCAGTTACAAAGTAGTGATTGTTAAGTCTGACTGTTTGTTTTGCAGTATCAACGATTGAGGAATCACTTCCATCAAATGATCTCTTAAAGATATCCAAACCACCAGACTTCAGACCAAAGTTGCTTCTTACATCAACTTTAGTTCCTGTATAACTCTGGAACAAACTGTTGATTTGTACAAGACCATTATCATAATTGGTTGCCTCACCATTATCATCGAAGATCTGGAGACCAATAGAGAAAGTGTTGACAACGGTATCAGCACTTGTGTTTGGTGTGACTTGAAGATCGATCTGGGTTCCAGTTCTGGCAATACCAATGGATTGAACTGGATTTCCACCTGTCTGAACATTTCCATATTCAATAATGTGTTCAGTGGTGCTATCGTTCAAGCAAACAAATTCAAGAACTTCATAATTGTTATTTGTGTTATCCTGAAGAGTAACAAAGAAGTAGTTGGCATCATATGGTGAATCATAAGAAGCAACTGTGGTTACTCCTGGAGTTGCACTTCCAGTGATTTCAACGTGGGTGGATGACAGAAGTGCTGTGTTGAGTGTTGTTGATCCAATTCCCGTTGCTGTCGCTGCAATGGCAACAGTGGAGGAATTCACAGTCATAGTTGTGTAACCAGAGTTTGGAGTAAACTCAAGATTGATGTTTCCACCAGAGATTGCAGCGGCAAATGTACCAATGCCAGTATAAAGAGCGTCAGTGACTGTGACCATATCACCGTACTGAGACAGATAAACATTGGTGTCATCGTGAACCAAATTGATTTCTTGTCCAGAAACCTCTCCAGTTTGATCTTCAGTTGAAACGAGGATCTTCGCACCTCTGTATGTGGATGCGATAGAAACAACTGTGGTTGCTACTCCTGGTGATGCTTCTGTAGTGGCACTGGAGACAAGAACAACATTTCCAAAAGTATCATTCTTTTCGACAACACTGTTATTAAAGATATTAAATGACAGTGTTGTGATGTCATAATTGTTATAAGCAAACTGTTCTGGATAGAAGTAAAGATCCCAACCAGTTGGTGTATCAATTACATCAAAAGTTCCCAACTCATTGTTAATTTCAATAGTTCCATATTCATTAATGTAGTTGTTAGGACCGTTTTGTACAACGTCAACAATAGAGAATTGTCTCTCATTTGTAAATGTTTTGTCTCTTACCAGAGTAAAGAACTTGCTATAGATTTCATTATTGGTGAATTCTCCAACAACAGCAAAGTTGGTAGTTCTTTCATTACTTTGGAATTGATCACTAATGTCATCAATTGGAAGAACTCTGTTTCCAACAGAATCAGCATAATCTTTGATGATTTTGTTATCAAATAAAATTTCAGTGGATACAACTTGGTCATCAACCAATACTGTGTCTTCAGAAACAAGGTCCCAATCATATTCACATTGCAAACTTGCTTCACCAACAATATCAACAACTCTCTCAACATCAGCGTCAAATGTCTGGATGATTGCTCTGGAAGAATCTTCTTTGGAGATGATGTCCAGATCAGCGAACTTGGCAAAACCAGCAGTGTGATCCAGAGCACTTACAGGATCATTCCAGGTTGCATAGGGAATGGTGGAGTTCAGTGAATAGGAGAAGTTCTGATAATACTCATTGTTTGGCAGTTTCTGAAGATTGTCATTCAGGAAACCAGAGTTGGTTTGCCATCCATCATTAACTGTTGCACCAGCACCAGTCTTAATTTCGGAGTTGAAGTTTGCTTTGGTTTCAACCAAAGATTGTGTGTTTGAAGATTTACCAACAATCTTATCACCAACAACAAACTCATTAGGAGTTGAAATAATCAGTTGTTCAGTTGTTTTGTTCCATCTTACAACTGTGCCACTCTTATTATTGCTGATAACTTTCTCACCAACAAAATAATCATTGGTTTGAAGAACAGGTGAGTAAGTTGCAAGATCCTGGGTGTTGATGATTCTTCCATAAGAGTTATTGTCATCAATGTTTCCAGGGATGTCTCCATCTGGAATGATGTTGACCAGACTGTATTCAACATAAGGTTTGATAGAGTCCAGTTTCTTATCAAAGTCAGTAACTTCGAAGAAAGTGTAATCATAATCAGCAGAGTTGTAACCTGTGCCAGTGCTTCCAACACCAACACTGAGATTTTCAACCAGAACTTTGGAACCAATGGGGAAA